TCGACAGGGTTACAAAGATCGTTTGGAGCATTAAAAACAGCAATTGCGGGCGTTGCTATAACAGCGGTTGCAAAACAAGCTGTTAGCACGGCTTCAAATTTTCAAGCGTTGCAATTAAGAATGAAGGTTTTAACTTCTGAATTTGGAGAATTTGCTGCGGTTCAAGATTTAGTAACAAAAGCGCAAGACAGATTTAACTTATCAATTATTGAAGCTACAAAAGGAGTAACAGATATATTTGCAAGATTAAGACCGCTTGGTATCTCTTTAAAAGATATTGAAACTACTTTTATAGGTTTTAATACCATTGCAAAATTGGCAGGATTAAATGCTACAGAAGCAAGCGCGGCGTTTACTCAATTAGCGCAGGGTTTAGGTTCTGGGCGTTTGCAAGGCGATGAATTTAGATCAATTGCAGAACAGGTTCCGCAACTTTTAAAAGCGATTTCAGACGAAACTGGTATTGCTGCGGGTAAATTAAAAGATTTTGCATCAAAAGGTTTATTAAAAGCTGATATTGTTTTAAGGGCATTGGCAAAATCAGCAAAAGAAGGCGCAGATAAAATTGGTGCAATTATGGACGCTTCACCCGCTGAAGTTTTTAAAAAATTTAATAATGCAGTTTTAGAATTACAGTTATCGTTAGGCAGTAAATTATTACCTTCTATTTTAAAAGTTACAGAAGCGACAACAGCACTTACTGAAGCTGTAATTAAATTTATAGATTCACCAATAGCAGAAACAGCGGCGATTTTTGCTGGTATAGCCATAGCAATTAAAGGAGTTTCGGTTGTAGTACCAGCGGTTATTGCTGGGCTTGCTGGGCTTGCTGTAAAATTACAAATTGCTGGCATTGCTTCAGTTTTAACAGCAACAGGATTACAAGGAGCTTCAGCAGCAGCTTTTCTTGCAGCTGGTGGTATTACAAAAGCCTCACTTGCTTTAGTAGCATTTAAGGCTGCTATAGCAACAACTGGAATAGGTGCATTTGTTTTACTTGTTGGTGGGCTGACTACAAAAATAATTGAAGCGGCAAAAGAACAAAGAGATTTTAATAAGGCATTGAAAGAAGGTGATATTCAACTTTTAAGAACTGAAATTAATAAATTATTTACTAAAAGAGTAAGATTACAAAAAAGAATTAGAGAAGCGGAAGAAAGTAGTAACAAAAAAGCATTGCAATCTTTAAAAAGACAACTTCAAATAAATACAGAAGCAATAACACCACTTCAAGATAAACTTGAAAAGGAAATAAAGATAACAGCAGAAATTGATGCTCAAAATAAAAAGAAAAAAGAACAAGAAGAATTAATCAAAAAAAATAAAGAAGCGGCAGATAAACTTAAAGAAGCAATGACCGCTGTAGGAGAAGAGATTGAAAGTAGTATAAAAAATAATCTTAGGGATGCAATTACAGGAGCGCAATCATTCGGGGAAGCAATGACAAATGTATTAAATAAAATTAGAGATAAAATTATTGATGCTCAAATTGACAAATTATTAGGGAATTTTGGAGAAAGTTTTGGAGCCAAAGAAAACAAAGGCGGATTGGGTGGTATTTTAGGGAATATTGCTGGCGGTTTATTAGGAGGTTTATTTGGTGGGAAAAAAGAGAGAGGTGGTCCTGTATCGGCTGGCGGTTCATACCTTGTAGGGGAACGAGGTCCAGAGATTTTACAAATGGGTTCAAGAGGTGGAAATATAATTCCAAATAATGCAATTGGAGGTGGTGGTACAACAAATATGATTACAGTAAATGTAGATGCAACAGGTTCATCTGTCGCTGGTAATGGATCTGAAGCCGATCAGTTAGGCGGTTTAATTGCTTCTGTTGTACAGGCAACTATAATTGATGAACAAAGGTCTGGAGGTTTGTTAAATAGATAATGGCTACATTTCCATCAATAAATCCTACTTATGGGATGAGAAAACAAAGCAAACCAAAAATACGAGTTACTTCTTTGGGTGATGGTTATGAGTTCAGGGCTTTATATGGCCTTCCATTATCTCAAGACCCTAAAGTATATGATCTTACTTTTAACGTGTCAGAGACTAATTCAGATGTAATAGAAGCGTTTTTAAGAAGCAGGGTTGCAGATCAGGCAAGTTTTACATTTACTCCACCGGCAGAAGGGTTCAGTGCAAAAACAGGTGCTTTTGTACAGTCTGATGGTTCTGGAAGTGCCGGCACAATTATTACTGTTACTTTTGCAAATCATGGTGTGGCAATAGGAGATGTATTAACAGTTGATTTTAGTTCTGGCCCTACAGATGGATCTTATGTTGTTGTAACTGCCGTAGATCAAAATACTTTTACATTGACTTCAACCGCTGCTGACAGTGCATTGGTTACAAGCCCAACTAATGTTGACTTTACTCTTTCTGGGGCTGGTCAGTATGTTTGCGATGCTTGGACGAAATCAATACCTTATAACAACAGGGCTATAATAAACTGTTCTTTTAGAGAAGTATTTGAACCATAAATGGCTATACCTACAAGCGCACTTCAAGGGTTAACAAATAAATCTATTATTGAGTTATATTCAGTAGAATTAAAAGCTGATATTCATTATACAAAAACAGCAAAAACAGCTACTTATAGTCAATCAACAACAACTATTACTATTTCATTAACTGGACATGGGTTTTCTACTGGTCTTATCTTAAGTCTTGATTTTACTTCTGGAACTGGAATTGATGGGATTTATACAATACAAACAGTTGCAACTGATTCATTTACTGTTACTGGTACTACTTCACAATCAACAAGCGGTGCTGTTTCTTTTAATGTAAATGCAACAATAGCAAATCCCACTATTTATTTATTTCATAGTGGAAATAATATGAAAGACAGTTTGGACATTGTTTGGCAATCCAACACTTATTCAAGAATGCCTGTAAGGGCAGATGGGTTTAAATATTCTGGTAAAGGTAAATTACCAAGACCAACCCTTACTCTTTCAAACTTATTGGGAACAATTACAGCAATATTACAGCTTACAAATCAAATTACAGCACTATCTGATCTGGCAGGGGCTAAAGTAACAAGACGTAGAGCGTTGAGTAAAGACCTTGATGAAGTAAATTTCCCATCAAATATAAATCCATACAAAAGTGGTTCTGTTGATCCCTCTGCTGAATTACCAAGGGAAGTTTATTTTATTGAAAGAAAAACTATTGAAAATAGAAATATCGTACAATTTGAGCTTGTAAGTTCTTTTGATCTGTTTGGTGTATCCGCACCTAAAAAACTTGTTACCAGAGCCGATTTCCGTGGTGTTGGTACATTTGTTAATTTTTAATTATGACTTGGAAAGAAACTTTTATAGAATATGCAAAAAAACAAGCGCCAGAAGAGGCTTGTGGTTTGCTTGCAATTATCAAAGGTAAAGAAACTTTTTGGCCTTGTAAAAATTTAGCAGAGGGTAAGTTTGAATTTTTTATTCTTGATCCTGATGATTGGGCAGAATGTGAAGATACAGGAGAAGTTATTGGAGTTATTCATAGTCATCCTGTAGGGGCTGCAACACCTTCTGATACAGACAAAGCGGCTTGTGAGCATTTAGGTTTTCCATATTACATTTACAGCATTGAACATAATCATTGGGAGTCATTTGAGCCTTCTGGATGGAAAGCACCTTCATTGATCGGGAGAAAATTTATCTGGGGAAAATATGATTGTTGGTCTATAGTTACAGATTGGCTTAAAGAAAATAAAAATATAAATATTAAATATTGGTCAAGACCAAAAAAAATAAAAGATTTTATAAATAATCCAGAATTTGAATTTGCTTTACCTAAATTAAATTTTAAAAAACAAGAGACTAATAAAAATATAGAGGTTGGAGATGTTTTGCTTTTTCAATCTATTACAGGTAATTTAGACCATGTTGCTCTTTACATTGGTGATAATATGATTTTAAATCATAATATAAAAGCCTTAAGTTGTAGAGAACCTTTTGACTTAAGATACCAACAGGCACTTCGAGGGGTTTATAGATATGCAGCTTAAAAAAATTAAAGTTTATGGTAAATTAAGGCAATTTTTAGGTAAGTCATATTTTATAGCTGCGGTAAAGTCTCCACAACAGGCAATGAGTTTTTTGATTGCTAATTTTGAAGGTGTGCAAAAACATATGAATGATCAACTATATAAAATAAAAATGGGTGGAATGGTAGTTACAGAAGAATATTTATCAATGTCTGGTCAGGGCGATATACAAATTATTCCAGTTGCAGTAGGCTCAGCTTTTGTTGTGCCTTTACTGTTAGGTGGTGGTGCTCTCAGTGCTAGTTCTGCTCTTGCCGCAACATTTACGGCTGGCTTAAGTGGATTTTTTCTTGGCTCTCTTTTATCAACAGGATTATCAATTGTAGGTTATAACTTGATAGCTGACGGTGTTAGTCAATTACTATCGTCAAATAATTCAAGTTCTAATAATTCCAATGTTAGTGACATTGACCCAGCAATAAGAGGTTCTTATTCGTTTAGTGGCATCCAGAATATTAGTTCAAGTGGAGTTCCTATACCAATTATTTATGGATATGTTTATAGCGGATCTATTTTAATCAGTTCAGGCGTTGATAATGCACAATTAGTTGCGATCATAAATGCTTCACCTAATGATAGCGTAACTTATTCTCAGTCTGGGAATAGACTAACTGTATATTTAAATAATCATGGTTTTGTTAATGGTGACAGTGTTAGATTAGATTTTATAAGTGGTCCGTTAGCTGATCATCCAACTTTGGATCAAGGAGGTTTTTTTGGTGTCGAAAATGCCACAACTAACGCTTTTGAATCTTCACTAGGTATGTGGAGCAATCAGTCATATGCAAATTCTGATAGTAATGTTGTTAAAGTTTTACAAAGGAACACATTTTAATCATGCCTAGATTAGTAGATGATGAATTGTTTGGAAGAACACCTGATGGCAGAGTTCAAGACCCAGATTTAATTGAAGGCGGTTTAAGAAGCAAATCCTTTGCAACCGTTGTAGATTTACTTGGTTATGGAGAAATAAGTGGTTTTAGAAATTCATCAAATACGTCTACAGATGTAGAGGATACTTTAAATATTGGAAGAGATATTTTTTTAGATGGTACTCCACTTGTAAATGCAAATGGCGATAATAATTTTGAAGATGTTGAAGTTTTTTTTAGAAGTGGCACTGAAAATCAAACTCCTTTAAGTTCTGTTGATTCTTTTGGGCCAGATCGAATAGAAAATACCATTCCTGTAAATTCTGCAATTTTAGAAGATTTTCCAGTTTCAAAAACAATAACAGGAATACAAGACTCTAACGGAAATGAACTAATTAAAATTTTAAGAGTTACTGTTCAAATACCTGCCTTACAAGAATTTGTTACAGGTGGAGATATAAGAGGAACAGAGGTGAAAATATCAATAAATATCATAGAAAATGATGGAACATTACATAATGTAGTAGTCGAAGACAGTATTAATGGTAAAGCTACAAGTCCATATTTAAAAGATTATGAAATAGATTTAGAGCAAAACAATTTGCAATTCCCTTTAACTGTTACTGTTATAAGAAATACTCCTAACAGTACAGAAACAACATTACAAAATTCTACAAATTTTCTATCTGTTACAACAATAATTACCGAATCACAAGCCTATGCAGGTTTTGCTTATGTAGCATTAAGGTTTAATGCCCAAGCGTTTCAAAGTTTCCCTAAACGAATGTATCGCATCAAGGGTACCAAGATCCAAATCCCAACTGGAACAACAGTTGATTTAGATAACGGAAGAATAATTTATCCTGATAGTTATACATTTGACGGTACATTTCAAACAGAGAAAGCTTGGTGTTCAGATCCAGCTTGGATTCTTTATGACTTGTTAACAACAGATAAAGGTTTTGGTGGTACAGACGGTATTATTGATGCTGATACTTTAGATGTTTATAGTTTTTATTCGGCAAGTGCTTATGCAAGTACTGAAATTACTGATCCGATCACTGACACAACAGAGCCTAGATTTAGTTGCAATGTAATTTTAAATCAAAGAAAGGAGGCTTACACCCTTATAAATGATTTATGTTCTGTGATGAATGCGATGCCATTTTATAGCAACGGTAGTTTACAAATATCACAGGATAGACCGACAAACGTTTCTACAAATACATCTGATCCACAATATATTTTTAATAATTCCAATGTTACAGAAGAAGGTTTTACATATCAGGGAGTTGGACAAAGAACAAAATATACAGAAGTTGAGGTAGCCTATTTTGACAATGATACGCAAAGTATAGACTATGAACTCATAACAACTGCTGATATAACAGCATTATCAGATTCAAGTACAAAATTTGGTAAAACAAGAAAAACATTAAAAGCTTTTGCCTGTACTTCCAGAGGTCAGGCAAATAGATTAGGTCGGTGGTTTTTATATTCAAATTTAAAAGAATCAGAGGTTGTATCTTTTACAACAACACTTGAAGCCGGTGTAATTGTAAGACCTTCCACAATTATTGCTATTGCTGATTCTTTAAGGGCAGGGGTAAGAAGAGGAGGCCGTATAAAATCTGTTACTGATGCAAGCACTATTGTTGTAGATGATGCAAACAACACTGATTTAACAACAGAAAATTCTGCTACATTATCAGTTGTTTTATCAGATGGTTCTGTTGAAAGTAGATCAATAAGTTCTATAAGCGGGACTACAATTACAGTCTCTTCCGCTTTTTCTTCAGCACCCTTACCCAATAGTGTTTGGGCGATAGAAAATACTTCTGTAAATTTTCAAATTTATCGGGTTGTTTCTATCGAAGAAAAAAATGATTCTGAATATACAATTACAGCAGTAATTCATGATACAAATAAATATGCACAGGTAGAAGATGCAGATGTTGCCGTTAACCGTAGACCAATTACAACTTTACTAGATGAAAAACCTTCCCCAAGTAACCCAAGTGCGATAGAACAAATTGTTGAATTAAATAATAGAGCGGTTTCTAAAATATTTTTATCATGGGAACCGGTGCAAGGAGTAAAAGAATATCTAGTTGAGTTTCAATTTGATAATGACAATCCAGAAAGATTAAGAGTAGCTAGACCAAGTTTTGAACTTTTTGAATCAAGATTAGGCTCATATACTTTTAAAATAAAATCATATAACACCTTAGGGAAATTAAGTGCATCAACAACAACTGTTAACTTGCAAGCAGTAGGTAAAACAGCACCTCCTTTAGACGTGCAAAATGTCCAGATTGAACCATTAACAGATCAATTTATAAGATTACGTTTTGACAAATCAACTGATGTTGACGTTATTCATGGTGGAAATATTATTATTCGTTCTTCAAATCTGACTACTGGAGCATCTTTTACTGATTCTGTTGATGTGATTCCTGAATTAGCTGGTAATATTAGCGAAACAATAGTATCAAATATTGTAAATGGAACTTATTTTTTAGCATTTAGAGATGACGGTGGAAGAATCAGTGCTAATGCCGCGTCTATAACAAATATTTCAACCCAACCCGATATATTTCCTAAAATAACAGTTTTAACAGATAGAGAAGATACAGATGGAACACCTTTTAATGGAACTAAAGTTCGTTGTTTTTTTGATAATACTTTAAATGGTCTTGTTCTAAGTTCAGTACTTTTAGATAGTGTGACAGACTTTAATGCAATAGATGACTTTAACCAATTAGGTAATTCAGTAGATGCCGGTGGAACTTATGCTTTTGCAAATACTTTAGATTTAGGTGGTAAACAACCAGTAATTTTGCAAAGACATTTAGTTACTAAAGGTTTTTATTTTAATGAATTATTTGATGACAGGCTACAAAATATAAACACATGGACTGATTTCAATGGAACTACTGTTGCTATTGATGTAAATGCGAAATTACTTGTAGCAACAACTGATTTAGACCCTGATACTTCAACTGCTGGTACTTACACAATAAATAACGGATCTGGTAGTGCTGGGACAATTATTACTATTTCAAAATCTTCTCATGGTTACTCTGCTGGTAGTTTTGTTACAGTTGACTTTACATCTGGAACAGGAGTTGATGGCGATTATCAAATTCAGACAGTACCAGATTCAGGTACTTTTACTTTAACTTCTGCAACTTCTTTATCAACAAGTGGTAACTGTAACTTCAGTGCAGACTTTAGTCAGTTTAACCCATTTATAAATGGAAAATATATTGCGAGAGGTTTTAAATTTAGATGCGATATGGTCACAAAAGACGTTGCCCAATCAATCGAAATTGAGGAATTAGGATATACAGCACAAATAGAAAGTAGAACAGAAACAAGCCTTGGTAATGCAGGGGCTTCTGCCGGTGGATTTATTGCTTCTGGTACTTCCACTAAGTCAGTGACCTTTACAGATAGTTTCTTTACCGGTCAGTCAGGCACTAGCATTGCAGCAAATTCTGTTTTACCATCAATAGGAATAACAATAGAAAACCAATCGCAAGGAGATTTCTTTGTATTATCAAATATAACTGGAACTGGTTTTGATATTGATGTGAAAGATTCTGGTGGTAATAATGTAAATAGAAATTTTAAATATTCTGCAACAGGTTTTGGGCGTGGTAGTTGATTTTAAGGTAGTATATAATTAAATAAAAATTTTGGACAAGGTAGATGAGTCAAAAAGATTTTACTATTGATAATGGAACCGGAGCCGCGGTTAGAGTTGATATTCAAGAATCTTTTCAAGCTTTAGCTACAAACAGCAGCGGTGGTTCCGCACCTGCTACAAATTATGCTTCTCAATTCTTTGCAAATACTTCTACAAGTATTATGCAAATTAACAATACTTCTGGAAATGCTTTTATAAATTTATTCACATTAGCCGGTGGCCCTGCTTTCCCTGTGGATGGAACAATAAATAGTATAAATATAGGTAAAGGAACAAACTCTCTTTCAGGTAACTGTGTTTTTGGTGAAAGTGCTTTAGATGGAGCTTCTCTTTCTGGTACCAATAATACTGCAATTGGTAAAAGTGTTTTAGACGCAACGACTTCAGGACAAACAAATACTGGGGTGGGAATGCAATCATTAACAGCAAACACTACTGGAAGTGATAATAATGGTTTCGGTGTTAATTCTTTATTAGTAAATACAACTGGAAACTCAAATGTGGCTGTTGGAAGAAGTTCATTAGCTGCAAATACTGAAGGATCAAACAATGTTGCGGTTGGCCATCAAGCTTTAACGACAAATACAACTGCAGCAAACAACGTTGCTGTAGGTTTCCAAGCATTAAATTTAAATGAAACTGGTACGGATAACGTAGCTCTTGGTGCTAATGCTTTAGATGCAAACACAACTGCAAGTGATAATACAGCAGTAGGAGATAATGCTCTCGGAGTAAATACTACAGGGGCATCAAATACTGCCGTAGGTTCCGCTGCTTTAGATGCAAACCTAACTGGTAATTTCAATCAGGCTATGGGTGTGGGTGCTTTGGGTGCTAATACAAGCGGTCTTAATAATGTTGCACTAGGTCATGCTGCTATAGCCGCTAATCAAACGGCAAATAATAATACAGGAGTAGGTTATCAAGCCCTTACTAACGCTACTGGCACACAAAATACCGCTTTAGGTTCAACAGCAGGTGATCTCACCACGACAGGAACAAATAATACAAGCATTGGTTTTGGCTCAGATCCTTCTTCTAATAGTGCATCTAATGAGGTTACTCTTGGTAATAGTTCTATAAGTGCCTTAAGATGCCAAGTTGATCTCACTATTTTATCAGATAGAAGAGATAAAACTAATATCATTGATATTCCTACAGGTTTAGATTTTATTAACATTCTAAAGCCTCGTCAATTTGAATGGAAAACTAGAGAAGGTGTTCCAAACAAAGATGGGACTGTCAGGGCTGGTTTTATTGCTCAAGAATTACAGGAAGCTCAGAAAGGTTCAGAATACCTTAATTTAGTTTATGAGAGTAATCCAGAAAAATTAGAAGCAACCTATGGTAATTTAATTCCAGTTTTAGTTAAAGCAGTACAAGAATTATCAGCAAAAGTCACAGCCCTTGAAGCAGGGTAAACTATTATTAGTTAATTTTTTTTATTATGGAAGAAAAAACCGCAGATGAAATCGCAGCAATCTTTTCCGCTGCTGGTTATAGTGTCACTTTAATAAATGAAGATGCGGACTATTCAGCTTATACAACAAGAACAGAATCTTTTGATACTGAGGCAGAATGGAAAGCAATGATAGAAAGAAATGTAAAACATCTTGAAATTATCAAAGCTTATACAAAAACTGATGGGACAACATCAATTTGGACTACAGAAGATTTTTCCGCTATAGATAACGCTATTACAAAAGGAAAAACACTTTACCCTTAATTTATGGATTTAAAAAAATTACAGGAAGCAAAACAACATTTGTTGTTAGAAAAAGAAAAACAACTTGCGAATTTATATGAAATTACTGGGGCTTTAAAATTGTTGGATCAACAAATTTTAGAGTTGCAAGCCTCCGAAGAAAACCAGCCGTCAGATAGAAAGGAGTTAAAGACAGAATCAAAAACAGTGTCATCAACGTAAGTGGTGCTGTAACCAAAATTTCTTTCAGCATTATGTTTCAAAAAATTTGTCAGGTAGCTTCATTATTATCCCTTTTACTTTCTGGGTCAATGGTTGGAGGAGGTTACTTTGCTTATAAATACTTTAGCAGCGATCAATTTAAATCAAGGGTTATGACTGAAATAATGGAAAACGTACAGGGATTGATGCCAAAAGTTCTTGATAATGCTTTACCAGAAATGACAGGGCCATCTTTACCTACAACTAAACTTCCTAAGTTTTAATTGGAAATACCAAAGATTGATATTCCACAAATAAAAATAAAAGAAATTGATATTCCACAAATTAGAATATGGGAATTACAAAGACCAACACTTGATATAATTTATAAACCAGTTGTAGATATTCCGGCTTGTGTTGATGCTCATAGGAATAATTTACCTAGTCTTATAGGAGAAGATGAAAAAGGTACATATCAGGCCTGTGGAACGTTTGATATTCCTAGCTATGAACCGCTAGAATATAACCCTAGTGAATTTCTATATGTAGCACCACAACAGCCGTTACAAGAGCAACAAGAGGGCGTTCAGGCTATACAACCAGAGATACCAAAAAAGAAAAAAGAAAAGATAGAAATTGAACCTTGCCCACCTTTAAATGCACAATTTAGACAAGGAGATTACAGAAATGATAAAAAAATTGAAAGATTGGTAAAATGGGAAAGAACTGGAATTTCTTGTGACCCAATCTGGGAAAAAGTACCATTCAGAGAAAGCTTTATTGGTACACCTCAAGCACTCATTTCTACTGCTGTTATCGGTGTGGTTGCTGGTGGCTCTGCGCTTTTGGCTCCTTTAATAAAAAAACTTATATCTACAATATTTAAACAAATAAAGAAAAAACTTGATAAATCTACTTCTTAATTTCTAATTTATGGTTATGAGGTAATACTTGTCCTTTCTTTGGTCTTACAATTACATCTTCACATAATTTATGATAAATACTGGTTTTTGCATACTCTATCCCTGCAAGTTTTAATTCGCCACAATTTTTTAAACGTGCCAGTTCATAATTTAATCTTTCCTTAGATAATATTTGTCGTTGTATTTTTTCTTGTGTAGTGGCTGACTTTAAACAAGCATTTTGAAATCTTGTATCAAGCGGAATATTAAATGTTAAAGCAACACCAAAATTTAAACCTAAAGAATCTTTATTGCCACTATAGTTTTGTTGATAAAAAAGAATTTCCCCTGCATTTGTTAAATTTCCATCATCATCAACGGCTGGATTATAGTATGGAGTTTCATAAGTATGATCCATAGGTCTTTTTATATTTAAGGTAGATGTAGCAAATGGACTTATAGACATTTGAGGGCCAGAACATCTTATTCCATTACCATAATGATTTTCTACCATTGGGCCACCTAATACTTGCGTAGCAAAATTTGACACTGACCCACTAGCTGAAGCTGATGGAGCCGCAGTATTTGAGGTATTAGCAAATGCTGGACTCCCAGATAATATTGCTACTATTGCGAGAAAATTGTAGTTGTATCTGTTACGCTTTCCGACTGTATTGTACGAGTGACATCTGTTATAGATTGAACACCACTGGGAGTGTATGTTTCTACAAATTGAAAAGAACCTCCTTGATTTGTTTGTATCCAATTTGGTTTTTGACCTAAATCTAAATCTGTCCAAGTATAAGTTGTTCCGTTTATATTTTGATTACTGGTAGTGACAGGAGGTGTAATTGAATTGCCGTCAATTTGTATTCCAGTACCGGAAACACTGTATTGAAATCCACCGTAGTTTGTTGTTCGTATAGTCTCTGTAATATTTGTGGTAGTTTCTGTTCGACTTGTTGAACTGCCCTGAGTGAAGTTAGGCACCACAGGAACAGCATAGACAGGGTTAAATATAAGAAAAACAAAGGGTAATGTCCTCCACATTAATCAATGGTTAAATCTGTGACAAACTGACCTGTTAATACAATTCCTGTTCCAGTTCCACCGGCTAATGACATTGTGTGATGATCTAAAGTAATTGCTGCTGTGCCTACTGAGCCAGCAGCAGTTGAGGTTAAATCACTAAAATTGCTTACATTGCCAACAGTCGGGGCAGATCCAGCAGTAGCATCGCCTTCAAGGTATGACTGAGTAAAACTAAAAGTTTCGCCCGCTACGGTTTGGGTTGCACTTGGCATAGTAACTGAAGGAACACCATTTGTAAGACTTCCAAAACCACCTACCGTTGCAGCATCTCCGCTTGTAGTTGTTATATTTGTTCCACTTATGCTATAACTAGATCCAATTTTATCGGCAGAAGTTCCAGCCGATACACTTTCTAATTTTATACTTGAAGTAAATGAACTTTGAATATCTGCAAAAACAGGAAACTGAATACAGAAGGCTGCAAGTAATAAAAGTTTTTTCATTTGATACCAACCTTGTTTTTACTATTATCCACTATTTTAGGAGCATTGCCATTTTTCTTTTTGCCGTCACTATTTTTTTTTATATTAAGCCCAAATTGCGCGCTGACCGCTGACAATAAACCTGCGGCAAAAGTTGTATCAATTTGTCTGGTAGGGTTAGGATTAAAATACGACCAAGAAATTACCCCCAAACTCCAAAAAAGAATAATAAGCTGCACTACATTTGCGATCAAGCCATTTCCTTCTTTTTCTTCTTGTTCTTCCATAAAAAATTAAAGGTCTTTTGCATAATCTAGCAAAATTGTCTACAGTTGAAAAGAATATATAACTTTAAATGATTAGATTTATTAAGCCAATACTGAAATTTTTCGTCAAATCCAATGCAGTAAAATCTCTTGTCGTTGGATTGCTTGAAGACTATGCGGCCTCCACGGAGACAGATATTGATAATGAACTTGTAAAACTGGTTAAAGAAAAGTTATGGCCTGTAACATAACTTTAAGTTATGTTAAGTATAAGGGATACTGGTCGTCCCTTCTCTGCAAAAGATAGGCTATCTAAATGATCCCCAGATAGCCTATCCCTAATATAGGAGGATTTTTTGCTATGTTTTGGGATGATTGGCTAACCATAACAGAAACACTTGAAGATCAACTTTATCTTGAGATTCAGGCGCGGATGATTTTAGAGATGAAAGACCCCGAATATTTGCAAGATTTAGCAATTAATTTTCAACGTCAAAATTGGGAGAAAGACGAAGTTATAAAAAACTGTATTGCAAAGATCGGGGATTTAGAAACAGAATTAATAAAAGTAAGTTTAAAAAAAGAAAAAGAACAAAAAGAACCAAAAATTAAAAAGGCATATCATCCTTAGAAAGTTCAATTAACTTTGGATTGATATTTCCGAAGTCACCATATTTTCCTTCTTTACCCTTAGCGTTTAAATAAATACCATCAACTTCAACTTCTTCTTTTTTGGTGTAATCCCAGACCTTACCTTTTTTTGTTTTGGTATCGCCTAGCTTAATAAGATGGTCACACAATCCTTGGATTGATTCTGTCGGAATAAAAAGCGACATTGTTTTCGGAAACTTATCAGCATCGTCATATTCATTTTCACTTGTAGAAAATTTGATTGGATAAGGTAGCGCGGGTTTGAATTGGTCAGCCATGATTAAAATGTTTTGATAAAAGTGTTTTAAAGAATTTAGTTAATGTTAAATTGTGTTTTTCGCAATAATCGCGAATCAAGGTGGCTTCTTTATCATCTACCTTGAACCAAAACTTGTTGCGGTTGTAATAAGAAGAACGCCGCGAACGTAATTGTTGAATTACTTCTTGACCTGATTGGTCGGCTTGTTCTTCTGTCATTAATTTTTATTTTCATACTTATGAAGAGTTTGACGTAAAAATTTTCCGTGTTCAGATAATGTAATGTTTTCAGGACGGACATTATCAACTTTTAAATTAAAATGTTCTTTAAAATCTTTTAAAATTTTCTCTTGATAACCTGATTTTCTTATGTCTTGACAAATTAAATCTTTTGCTGCTGGATGTATTGCTTCAGGTAAAAGGTAATTTTCTTCGGGTTCTTGATTAGTTTTTGTCGGTGTTCTTTCGACTGTATTATCAGCAACTTCTGGTTCTTCTTCTTTCTTTGCTTCTTTTACTTCAAGACCCGCCCAAAGTTCAAAGGCATCGCCGAAGGAATAACATCCGCAAGCGCAAAGACATCTACGATGTGCTTTTTGAATATCAGTTGTAGAAATTTGATCGTATTTAATACCTTTTTGATAATTATTAGTTATTGAATAAACATACAAAGGTAATTTAATTCCTGTTTCTACGTTTTGAAAATAACCCATAACGAAGCCTGTATTGTCAGGAGCCATCCAAACAAGTTGTCCGTTTGGGTCAGGCTCTAAAGCAAAAAACCAGTTTGGCGCGTGTTCTCTTATTCTTTGCGCTGTTTTAGCCCATGAACAATAAGGAACTTTGCCTTTGTAATAAAGATCGTCTTCTGTTATAAGACCGCCAAGATTTGGGATTTTGTTTTGTTTTGTTTGTTTTTCCATAATAAAAAAATTAAAAATAGCACTTAAACGAAAACTCTTCCTTAATGGTTTAGGTGTCTACGTTCTTTAGTCTACTAATTTATTTTGTTTTGTCAAATGTTTTGACATTTATATTCGCACCCGCCAGTTCATAACGTGCCGCATACCTCTTCAAAGCCTTCACAGATACAACCAAAGAATCGTCCATAATTACAGATCCGCCTGAACTTACAGAAAGCGCGTCAAAAGTTGATCGGCATACTTTATCAATATCGCCGTTTGTTTTACTTGTACAAAATAACGGCGCTTTTGGTTTTATGGTTTCGCTGTTTTTACCTGTTCCATAATGGCTTTTAGGGCGTGGAAATATAAATTCAATAGAAACCGACACAGGTTCATTAAATGGATTCCCTGCATATGCTTCAAGCGCTGCATGGATTACATCTTGCCGCCACGGTTTTACTTTCTTACTTGATTCCATCAAAGCGCCATATCTTGTTAAAGTTTTTGACCCCTGCGGCGCGGGTATTCCTACAACCCGAAATTCTATTTCTTTCATTCATCCCTTGTCGGCATTGGTTCAATTTCAAAATCTTTAACTAAATCATTTGGTAAAATATCCTTTTTTAATAAATCAACAAGATAAGCTGTTTGTGCGTGCAATTCATCTATTTTTTTATCAACATCTGAAACTGAATACAGGCCAGCATCAAATTCTTTCATCTGATCTAAATAAGCACTTCCATACTTATTTATTTGATGATAAAGAACACCGTGTAAATTTTGTAAAGTTGTTTGAGCTTCAAATAAAACATCGTGTAATTTTTTACACTCAGAAAACGGGTCTACTTCTTGTGTGTTTCTTTCTTGTTCCCATACTGGAGTAGTAGTTTTGGGCTGTTCGTAATTTGTGTTTGTTGATGTTTGATATGTAGGTTCTGTATAAGAAACTGTTTCGACATTATTATCTGGTTTTAATTCTGGTTGTTTGTTTTCATTAATTTTTTTATCTCTAAGATCTGTATATGCTTTATTTACTTGATGATAAGTAGGAACTTTATTACTTCCAATTTCAGAACAAGCAGTCTTCCATATTTCGATAGCTTCTTCTGGGCTTTTTAAAAAACCTAATAGAGGTCTTACTTGAGTTTTATTTGTTGGCAAAATTATGCTTTCGCTTAAATCCTGTAATATTTCGCAACGAAACTCATAGAAACCTCTTAAATAAATTGAGTCTTGTTGAGTTATTGGTTCTGAACCATTTGTCAATTTCGCAGATTCTTCTTTTAAATAATCAAGCCAAGAACGGCCACCTTCAACATCTCTATAAAGTTTATGTCTTTTTATTTTCAAAAGACCTGCACCAATAGCTAAATCTCTCTCCATTTTTCCTTGAAAAGATGATTTAATTACAGTTTCAGTTTCTATAAGTTCTTTTTGTTCTTGTTCTGTCATAGGAGATTCTTCGAGAATCTCCGTTTGACCAACAATCTCAGGGATTATTGAACTACTCATTTATGTCACCTGTTTCTGGATTGATAACATCAGCAAGTTTTAAAAACTTTTGTTTTGCTATAGGTAAAGATGGAAGTTGTTCAAAATCACTATTCTTTGCGTGTTGTGCAAGTGTGATAATTTTTTCTAATCTCGATTCCATCTGGTTATACCATTTTTCGATTTCTTGATTAGTTGCAGCGGCACTTAATAAAGTAACAGTCATGTTTAAACTATCAGGTCTTAAAACAAGACTATAAGCAGTATGTAAATATTTAGCTGCTTTTTTTAAATTAGATAATACTGAATTATCAGTAATTGTTTTTTTACCTAATGAAGTTAAATGATTATTTACTGAATTGACAATATTAGCTATTGCAATTGATTTGTTTTCATAGAGTCCATGTTCTTCAGCACCTCTTAAAGCCATCATTGGCGAAGTTAACAAAGTACCATTCCAAACAAAAGGTTCCCAACTAGGATCTTTAAGCATACGATCAGAAAGAGCGTGTTTACTTGCTTCCATCTCTAATTTAAGAGCTTTTGGTGTGATCTCATCAAGGAGATAATTTCCGATTTGCTGTGGTTTTTTTTCACGCATTGGATAAGTTGTAAGAGTCATTGAATAAATAAGGGACATATACTCTTCAGAGTGTATATACACAAAATAGAGTTGTCAACGCCTGAACGTAAATTAGTTAAAATTCCCCCTTTTTCCAGTTAAATCTTTTCCAAGCCTGCGACCATGCATAAGCACAGTCAACAGTATCTTGATCTTTGCCGACCACGCATTTATTAGGCTTCGCCCATACTGTTTTGCAAACATCAGGCATTATTTGATGGTGAGTTCCTAGCGCTTCAAGGTAACTTCCCATCTGCGCGTCTGTTGAATAAGGTTTTGCATATTTGTTCCCTTGAGTTTTTAAATCAATCAACATAAGACGTTGCGATTTATTATCGTAGCCCAACAAATCAAGTTGACCGCCAACAGACTTCTCAAGGTCACAAAGCATATATTCAACCGCCCACGGTTCAAAGTCTTCCCATAATTCGCAATCCATAAGCGGTTTGATCCAATCGCCATAATCGCCCATTTCGATTTTGTCATTACCTAACATTCTTTGTTGCAAAGCATAGTGCGCAGTTTCACCGCGCGGCTGCCATTTAAAACGCCATCTTTCAATGTTTTCTAATTCTTCAGGCGTTTTTGTATTACAAACTTGAGTTGTTGAAAATGCAAGCTGTTCCCCTGTCGGTTCCCAAATATATTTATGGGTTTTTTTAATCCTTGCTATAGGTAGCGGCGCGAGTCTGTTTTTCATACTACCGACATCCCCAAGGGAGTTACGAAATATATTCTTGCTGTTCGGCCACTTCGCGTAGGGCGTCTTAAAGGTTTTGCTGTTGATGAATCGAAACGATGCTGTAGGAACGCGGGCTGACATTTGGAAAGATCATTTAAGCGGGCGGAAGCTGTTTGATGCTTCATCCCTA